GTATCCACCCCAAGCCATCATGTCATCAGTTGTCATGTCGTATCGTTTCTTATCAAAAGTTATTATCATTACGTTCTCCTTAATCTACTGTGGTTGTTAGTGTGAGGTTGTATTGTATCCAATCAGATACAATGTCCTCGATGTCACCAGTGTGATCATGAATGTCAAAGTCAGATGACTTTTTATTTTCAATCTTGTCATCGATCATTTTTTCTATTTGTGGTTTCATAATCTCGAATAGCACTACTGCTAGTCTTGATTCTCTTGCTGATAAAATATCAGTTGTGTTTACTTCACTCATATTACGTTCTCCTTTTGTGATAAAAATCCCAGTTATATTCTGCGATACGTTTATAGTTAGGCTCGAGCCGATGGCTCGAACGTGACCATGCCCAGCTTCGCTGGAATAGCATGGCACACTGTTTTTACTAACGTAAAAAAAGGGTAGAGCCGTGTGACTCTACCCTTGATTGTTAAGAAGCTTTCTTCTTCTGCTTCGGTTCTTCTACTATGTTAGCTGTGTCAGTCTGGATACCGAGTGCGGCTAACATCTGTTCTGCGTCCTGAGGTATGGACGTATTCGGAACTACATTCTGAGTACCAAAGTTGTATCCAGCTGGTGAGTTATAAGGTACATAGTGTTGACCTGTCTCTTGCAGATACAAGGCTTGGAGATCAGCATATAGAGTTTCTAGATACAGGTGCTTCTGATCCGCTGCTTGTGCTTCACCAGCTGCGCCTCGGATCAGGTTGTTGCTGATCTCTGTGCCATCTCTGTGTCGGTAAGCTACCTCTGCCTTACGCTTCATATTTGCAGCGTAAGATTCGGAGCTATCTCCTGTCTTACCGATGTGTAGGTAAAATGTCCCATCGAGCAGCTTCTCAAGCATTATCTTTCTGACGTAGCTCATACCATCACTGTCGGTGAATTGTTTATCTTCATTGTCCCATTTCTCGAACGGTGCTGATAATTGCTTGATTGCTACTACGATTTCGTTTGATATTGTTTCGATATCCATTTCTTTTTTCTCCTTATGTATATCTGTTACAGTATGCACATTCTTGTATGCATAAGGATCATCAAGGCTAGCGAATCTGATTTATGCAGGGATCGCTAAGACCAGCTCCGCTGGCGAATGGCTCGTAACGTCATCTTGTATGACGTAACGAACGGATCGTCCTTGCATAAAGCTGATTCGTAAGCCCAACTGGAAGTTATTATTGTAAGATTGTGTGTAATGGATAGATACATGATCACTGAGTGTGTCTATCCCCTGTCACTATAGCTTACTACGGTGGCCGATGGGACAAGCGAGCCTTGCCCAAGCAAGGTCGTTACCCCATCGAGCCGCCCAAGCTAGATATAGATGGGATAGATGCATCGAAGGGATCATTGTGTCTGCACTCCTTAGGGAGTGTAGAGTGTGCGGACACTTGGTAAATTAGGTGTCAATCACCTAATTGACCAAATGACCCCACGTAACTACTAATGTTACGTAACGTCACGACTTGACAGGTATGTACAAACTAGTGTCCAAATGGGGGGAGAGAGGGAGAGGGGGGTTACAAAGGCACATCATGAATAACATTCTCAATACTAAGAAACTGACACCTAAACAAACGGCTTTGGTTGATACACTCGTATCAAAAGGTTGCTCTATCACTCAGGCTGCTAAAGACGCTGGGTATGCTGATGGTGAATCAGGTAGAGTGACTGCTAGCAAGGCTCTAAAGCAACCTCATGTGCAACAGTACATGATGCAATGTGTGACAGAGCAATTAGGAATGAATGCTACGATAGCTGCAAGTAAGGTAATGAAGCTAGCTACTGGTGCTAGATCTGAGTATGTTCAGCTAGAGGCGAGTAAGGATATCCTCGATCGTGCTGGCTTCAAGCCTATAGACAGATCACAGGTACAGATAGCTGGTGACATCCGTGTGAGCATAGATCTAGGGTAGACCCCCTCATAGGTTTGCACATATCTTCTAGCAAGGGTACGGGGGTTAAAACTAGCACACTGGTTATTGTTACTTCTCTTCTACCAGCATTTTTCTCCCACAGAGTATTTGTGTGTTTGTAAAAATAATTTATTAGTGTAAAGGTGAATTATGTTTAATTGGTTAAAGAGATTGTGGCATGGCAAAGACTCCAGCTTGGCAGAGAAAAGAAGGTCAGAACCCGAAGGGGGGATTGAACGCAAAGGGTCGAGCAAGCGCAAAGAGGCAGGGGTCAAACCTAAAGCCTCCAGTAAAGAGGGGAGACAACCCTCGAAGGGCAAGCTTTCTAGCAAGGATGGGGGGAGCAAGCGGTC